CTCTACCATGGTAACCACCTTGACAAGCAAAAAGTGGATAATGAACACCGCCCATAGAGCCGTGAGCATATGTACCATTACTATAATTACCCGCCGACCATATTTGGCAACCATAAACTTCAACTTCATGAGGAAGCCACAAATTACCCATATCGCCCCAAGCCCAATTGTTATCATAAGTGAGCAATCCACTTGAACTATAACGATTTTCTAATAATTGTCTTTTTGTTACAATTGCACTTTGCAAGGCTGACGGCAATAATTGTAAAATTCCTGCCCCACTTGCACTTAAGCCATGTGCTACCGAACCATAAGAGCTTGTAGTATAATTATTTACACCGTTAAGCCAAGCGTAGACTTTTGAGGATAACCAAGGCGAAGCCGTAACGCTTGTAGCATTGTTATTATCGTTAGGTTGCCATTGAATAGCCGTATTAATAACATCTTTTGAAACAAAGTCAATATGATGAGCAACAGGAGTATCACCAAAACCATAATATGTATCAATTCCCGCTATTTGGGCTTTCATTGATTGTTGAGCGACTGCGACACCGCCTGCCGTTCCTGCGGATAGTGTATATGGAATATAATCACCAACATGAATGCCGTTATAATTAGCGGCTTGTATTCTTGCTTTTATCCAAGCCCAAACGCTTGCATAAGATGCAATTTCAGTTGCAAACTTTGTTGATAAATCTACACCATCATATAATCTGTCAATTGCATTACCTTGGGCGTTAATAGTTGCGCCATTTGTATCTACCTCATACTTTAAATATTCTAAATTTGCGTTTGCCAATTGAGGCTTACAAGGGCTTGTAAGAGCCATTGCATCGGTTGTCCATGTTTTTGGATTTGACATTTAAATCCCCTTTCTTAATATCCTGATACGGTTATATTTACAAAGCCAGTTATAAAATTACCGGCTGAATTTGTTAGCTTGATTGTGCAATGTTCGGTAGTCGATACGGCTACCGATTGCATTGCATTTAAAGTTTTTGGGGTTGCAATAACATGAGGCTCTGCAATATTAAATTTTTTGGTAATTTTACTTTCGCTATCAGTAGCATAAGTGATTGTTAAACCCAAATTTGCGTTAGTTATTTCGCGATTCGTATATTTTTCTTCTCTATCGGGAACGTCAATTTTGATTTTTAGATTTTTAATACCAAAAATATTATTATTTGGAGAGCTTAGAGTAATTCGTGTTTGAATATATCTAAACGAGTATTGACCACTTACCGCAAGCACCCAGCTACTCCAAATAATATTATCATCCGATATTCTATATTCGATTGAGTAAGTCGCGGTTTCATCATTGGTTTGTTTATCGGCGTAGAAATTTACGAAATTTGTTAAAATATCCCCAATGTCATAAACAGCGCTAGTATAATAACCCTCATTAAATACGCTTGTATTCCAATAATTAAGACCATCGATATAATAAGCGTACCCACTTTCTTGCCAGTTACTATCTATTTCTTGCCAATTACCATTTACTTTTAAAGATAATACATCGTCTATAATTTCGGTATATTCTACTTCTTTATTTGACCATGAGCCATCTTCACCTGTATAATAATTGATTCCCAACTCATTCCAATTTTCAGTATCTAAATCTCGCCATGTTGTTTCACTAAAGAAGCCGTTATTATCAATTATTGGTTGTAAGGTTAAAATTTCGTTTAACTCGGGGATTGAGTCAATATTTAAAACATCACTGGTCGAATTTTTTGATGATTGATATTTGCTTTTGGCTTTTATCCAATATTTTAATATTCCGGTTTGTGTCGCGGTTGTGATATAACTATCACCCGAAATATTCGGCGCAATAATTGAACCAGTTTCCCAACTCACACCTTGCCTAATTTCATATGTTATATTTGAGCCTTCTAAAGCAACCCAAGAAAATTGTAATAATGTTTTATTTTGAACCGCACTGAAAGACGAAATTTCGCTAGGGAATCCATAAGCATCATTTAATGACGATATTAAGACTTTTGGCTCTTTGCTTCCTAATTCATCTGTGTAAAGTCTCTCGTCATAATCTCGTACATTTACGGTGAAAATCCCTGTCCCTGTATCTATTAAGCTTGTAACCTTAGCTATTACATCTTGACCCATCAAGGTGCTGTAATACTTAATTACGTCCCCGACTTCTCTGTTATAAACCCTATAATCGGATTGGAATGACCTAAAGTTGGGTTGTAATCTTTTAGAATTAACGTAATACCAAGCCAAGCGGCTTGCCTGTTCAAAGTCAATACAACTGTACATATTAACACTATGCTCAATCGGTACGCCGTCTCTGTATTCTGGTATTTCAGCATAAGCTTCGACCTTTTGCCATTCATGGTCAGGTGAGACAAAAACACATTTTAAAATGTCGTAATGCTCCTCGCTCGGTAGAGTGTTAAAAGTTTCAGAACCTTGAATAATATCGTCCGCCGTAAGAACTTGGCATATTGCATCAGCTTTATCTATTTTGTTTTGGAGTTTTCCGTTTTTTGTAAATAAACCACCTCTGCAATTTCTGTAAATCTCGTCCATTAAAGAGCGAGCTGAAGTTTGAGCATCGAAAATCATATTAAAGGCAAAGCGAGGTTTATTATTAATCAACCCAGCACAAAAAGCAGAAGACTCAAGGAAACTGTTTATGTCGAATAACTTTGAAATTAGTACATCGTTTTTTGTACCATTGTTATTAAGTCCTAGTCCTAAACCATTATAAGAAGTTAAAAAATCCAATAGAACCCACGCAGGATTTGTACTATATTTTACGGTGTAAGCCGTTGGACTTGTGTAAACTCTAACTTTTCGACCTTTTACTATTGTCGTAAGGTTATAGTTTGCATCGATTTTTTCAGAACGTGGGACTGTTATTGCCAAATATGCAACGCCCCTCAACGAACCGACAATCTCGCACCTATCTAAGTGAGTTGCACCCGGAACAATAGGGTCTATTTCTTGCGTTAGTGTTCCATAATATTTATTGACAGTTATTCCAGATATTTCATTAACTGGAATATCATTTAATCTAATATCGGTGAAATCTTCTATTTCACCCTCTGCAAACGCTACAATTCTTTTAATCGTTGTTGTAGCATCATCCGCTTGCCATATTCTATTTCCAGCTAGTTTCACTTGTCCATAAAGCATAGCCAATGGTAAATCTGGGTTGGTTTGCGTTTGCTTAGTGGGATTAGCATAGGTTGGGGACATTGAGCCGAAATCAGATGATGCTTTTTGGCTCATAGCTAATGCTATACCGCCATAAATAAGAGCGGCACCAAGATATCCAACAATCGTCCCAAACATTGCGAGTCCAGCGGTTGCAAGGGTAAAGCCCATTGCCCCAGCTACCCAAAAGACAGCCGCCGTTATCAAGCCTGATATGACAAAATTACATCTTGATTTATTCCGACAAGAGAATAAATATAAAATATCAAAGCAAAAGGATAAATAAATAATTATACCGAATATAATTGAATATTGTAAATTTCCGCTTATTTCATATAATAATTTAATCATTATTTATCCTAAAACATTGATAGTCTTTAAATAGATTCAATCGTCCTATTTGTAATGTATGGTCTTTGAATACGTGTAAAATTTTGCCGTATTCTAGATATAAGGCAACGTGTAACTCATCCTTAAAACGTGTTGCTATTATGTCCCCAGCCCTCAATTCGTCCTCTTGAATCTCTACGCAATGCTTTTTAATTTTTGCTATCCCATAGAAAAAGTTTTTATCATCGTCACTTGAACGCAATTTATAGCGAGGTTTATCGGGATAGAGTCTTTGTATTGGATAAAAACACCCTTGATAAGTCCCATCATCGTTAAACATTTGGTAAGCCTTACCGACTTCATTTATAATTTCATTGATTCTATTAATCATATTAAACCTTTATAACTGTTTCAATTACGCAACTTGGAAATCCTTTAAAATTGCCTTGGTTTTTTAATTCTTTGCAACGTGTAAAAGTTCTGTCGCATTTTGTTTCCGTGCCGGTATAACCACAATAGAAATCCCCAAATCGCCTAACTTGACAAGTCGGTCTGTATTTCATGACAGGTGCTTGTTTCTCAAAGCCCCCCAGCTCCGTTTCTATGTCCATTGTTGCGTTTTCAGAGTCTAGCTTAAGGTTATTGCATTTGCCAGCGTATAGAATAGCTTCTGTACCGCTTATAATTTCGTTTGTATTTACATTTAAGAATACTAAATTGAGGACTGCTGGGGCATTCGTGATAACGTCCCCTCTCGCTCCGATGATTCCGCTTATGCCCAATGATACATTCGAAAGCGTGATGCTTAATTTATCAACCGCAGAATTATCATCTCTTTTAATTTCTCCGTGAGAAAGCGGCGCACCCAAAAACTCTTGACCTTCATAAGTTAAGGCTTCAAGTGTTTCATTGTCGAGTACATAAATCGAACCACCCACAAGTTCTATCGATAAAAGCTTTCTAGGAATTATTTCATCTTTGTCAAATTCACTATTTGGATTGTTATTTGGGAAAACTTCTTTTAATTTGACCTCTGTTTTAGAATACCCCATTTCCGAAATATCGGTACTCAAGGAATCGCTATCGAACCTAACCCAATATGTGTTATCATCTCCGCCGTGTTCTTTAGCCCATTTCCATTGAAAGCATCTGAATCGCCCACGTTTTGCGATAAAGAAATCTTCTATCTGTTTTCTAACGGCGGCGTTTTTCTCAAAAGTAAGTGTCCAAGATTTTTTAGGAGTATCCCAAAGACTCCTCCTATTATTGCTTGCGGTAAATATTTTATCTACTAAAGTATTGAATATAATATTATGGTTACATTCCACTTTGTGATAAAAGTCTAAAGCATTTACGTTCTGAATAGCGTTTCTGTCAATTGTTATTAGCTTTAATTCACATTCAGTATATCCGAAATCTTTAATATTTTGCTCGAAGCTATCTGTATCAAACCAACATTCGTATGTTTGACCGTTGCCCCCTTTTTCAGTGTCCCAAACCCAGTCAAGCTTTCCAGCCTTGCCCATTACATTAATAAAAAAGTTTTCAAGGTCAGTCCTACCATCTAAATTTTTATCAAATTTAAGCGTAAAAGT